ACGAATATGCTCTTTTTTTAGACCAGAGTAGAAATACACAAAATATATGCGTAATATTTATAACAAACCACTATAAAAATGAACCCAAAACTTGATGAATCTACCGCTGTCCCGGCCGAAGGCACTGTCCCGGCCGAAGGCACTGTCCCGGCCGAAGGCACTGTCCCTGTCGAAGGCACTGTCCCGGCCGAAGGCGATGACAAAGTCGAAGGCACTGTCCCTGTCGAAGGCACTGTCCCGGCCGAAGGCGATGACAAAGACGAAGGTGCTGTCCCTGTCGAAGGCACTGACGAGGGCACTGAAGGCGATAACCAAGGCTCTGCCGGCGGAAAGCGCCGCAGAAAGAGCTCCAAGAAGGGAGGTTCTGCCGTGAAGCTCTCCTCCGTTGGAGGAAAGAAGTCCAAGTCCAAGAAGGGAGGTTCTGCCGTGAAGCTTTCCTCCGTTGGAGGAAAGAAGTCCAAGTCCAAGAAGGGAGGTTCTGCTATCCAGAAGGCCGGCAAACGTCGTACTCGCAAGGGAGGCGCTGTTGTCAAACACTAAACTCAAAAAGTTCTAAACCAAAAAGCTCTAAGCACAAATAAAAAATATTCTTACAAAAAAGAATATTTTTTGATGCGATGGATTCTATGGATTCTATCATGTGGTCTCCTCTCCGCTAAAACCGTTTGGTTCATTCGCCATTGCGACAAATCCGTCCACACTAAAAAACATTGGTGTTCCGACCTTGGATATGAACGTGCGGACCATTGGGCCACGTACTTTAGCACACGGATACCCAATCATTTTGAAATATACGCGTCCAATTACTTCAATCATTCTCGTCCCGGAACTGAAAAATGCCCCAAATCACAGCGAATGTATCTAACCGCTTTAGCCATACAACCCGATACAACCAAAATCAACACAAAGTATTGCACGGGGGAATGGCGTCCTCTCATTCGAGAAGTGGAATCTTCGACCGCTCAACACATCATTATTGTGTGGGAGCATAAAGAAATCGTCCGAATGTTGCGTTATTTAGGCGTCGATATGCCTCGATGGCCCAACCGGTTCCGCGATATGTATGATGTGGTGTTTCGGGTTTCGGATGGGGAGTTCGGGTTCGAATGCTTTGATTTTCGCATGAATACAACCCGATGTCGAGGGGATGTACGGGATTGGCTTAAGCCGACGCAGTCGGCGACTCATAAAAAGGATGCGAAGCATCCGACTTATTCCAGGGGGAATAAAAAAAAGGATACATTGATACCGAACCTTCGGATTTCAGCGGCCATTGACACAGTTAAACCCATGGCATTTCTTCTGTTTTCAGGGTTGTGTTGTTCCGCGTTTTGTCATATTCTATTTTGTTGTATTCGGTTGAGAAGACGGCAGGGGTATACTGTGATTAATTCCTAGAATCCCATCGCATAAACCGCCGTAGTTGTCAAATAAAACAGTACCCCGCCCCACACCGTATCCGTTATCGCCACTTTATAATCCCAGTCTTTTAGCAATGCATAGCTCGTCGACTCGTAAACCGCGTAAATCCCCGAGCCCAAGAAAGCCGCTTCCAACGCGGGTCTCTTGTTCGCCACAATAAAATAATACAAGAGACCTACTAAAGCAACATAGCACACTAAAGCCCCGGCCGCTCTCATCTTGATATCGGTCCCTTGAATGGTCCGAATCATCTTGTTAAAGGTTCCATAAATCGTGAACAAAAACACCCCATCGAGAAGAAGCATAACCACCGTTATAGCCAAAATCGTTTTTAGTGCGATTAGACTCAACATTCTATGCTATTTGGGCCGATTTTTCCGCGTTTTTCTTTTGTTTTGAGAAGACGAACCCACATGAGAAAACAACGCAACATATTTCGCGGCATATTTCGCCTCTTCTTTGCGAACCTCTCCTTTCGGATTCTTTTCGTACATTCGTAGCCGTTTCACCGCATATTCCGAATCATAAACGCGCTTGCTTTCGAACCAACACAGCCAATTGATTCTTTTGTAAGGATTCTTCCGATGAATTGCTGCGAACGACCATTCCTCCTCTCGAACATCGAAATAAGAACTGTAAACCCGGGTCGTTTCCAATATACGCGCAACAAATCCCTTAATAACGTTCAACAGAAAATCCCCGGCCATACTGACGTCGTATTCCGCCATTTTAGAGTAAATTGTGTTTTGGATTTGTCTTATGCTTAAAGACGGGTGGGCGGCCGATAATTCGGCCATGAAAAGCGTCCATGCATGGCAGAGTCCTCTCGCTTCGAATTCTGGGTCTTTTTTCTGAAGCGCTTGGAATCCGCGATGAGAGGGGCAGGTATCCATCGAAGTAAGGAGTTTGATTTGGGCTTGCCCATTGACTCGTTCCTTGAACATCTTCCATTTGCCAATGCGTCGGTCGAGAAGAGTCTTCAACCTCTCGAATACCCCGGATATCATTTCATGCAACAGTGTATTGTTTCGTATCCCTTCCGGTTTGTTCCAATAATCCAGCATGTTCGTCTTGCCATGCGGTTCATAATGTTCCAAAGACCAATCGCGGACTCGGAATATCAGAATATTGGTGTGGCGAACATTCGCATCATTCGCGTCTTCCAGGGTCAGAGGAATAATGACCTGTTGAATACCTTTACGCAGGCATTTCGCTATTTGTCCGACGACGGTTTCGAGTGCTTTATTGGCCTCTTTGCGTATTTCGACGGCGTTTTTAAGAGGAGCGATTGCGTCTGGGCTGGAGTAAGGCGCCATATGTTCCAATCCGACACGTAAAATCCGTTTCTCCAAATCGAACCACAACGCAAGTCCCGCATCCAATTGAGTGTTGACATAACACGTCGATTGTCGATAGGTGCGCATCAAATGCAAGAAAAACAGCGTTCCCGGAATATTGCTTTCTGTGGTCCATTTGACGTCGGTTGTGCGTCCGGCGCGTAGAAACTGCATGATTTGTTGGCGAAGACGGTCTTTCGCGTCTTCTTCGGTTTCTAAAGGCAGGCGACTTTCGAGGGCTTCGATGACTTCCGGCATTTCTTTCAGGACGGATACCATCTGTTTCTGCTCCTCTCGAAATTCACAGACCAAATCCCATTGACCGTCTTCGGCGGCAAACTGCATCTGGGGTTCGGCCTTTTCTATTGTGGTTTTCGCGTTTTGCAATAAAGCGACGGCATAATCGAGGGCTTTGTAGCCTTGACCGCCGACATAATTGGTGTCGGACCCCAATTCTATGAGCCGTAATGCGATTTCGGCCATTCCTTTCTCACAGGCCAATTGAAGAGCGTCGCGATGATGGTAATTCACATGATTGATTTGCAGCTCTTCTTCCGGAAGAGTATCGAGAAGCTCCACAGCTAAATCGTGGTCTTCTTCCAAAATGGCATTGATTAGGTCAGTATTACCTTCTTCGTCAAATGACATGAAAACTACAGTGTAAATAGTATATATTTCGCAAATATATATGCTGATTTGGTTCCTTTCTGCAATAAGGGCCTTTTTTATAGGCAATGACGACAGTGCTCAAAAAGAATTAAATCGTTCGAATCATAAAGAAAAAGTCATTCCTTTTGAACCAGTGGAACAAGACATTCCGTATGAACTTATTGTGGCGATGAATGAAGAGGGTGTCATTGGAATAACCGACGCATCCGGTCAACAGAAAATCCCTTGGCATGTACCCGAGGATTTGCGACAATTCAAGGAGAAGACACGCGGGCATATTGTGGTGATGGGCAGGAAAACATTCGATAGTCTTCCTAATGGACCATTGCCGGACCGGTTACACATAGTTATAACGCGAACTCCCACTTTATCCTTATACCCATCCGTTATTTATGCGTCGTTGGACGATTGTTATGATTTGTTGTCGAAAATGTGGGCAGTGAGCCCGCATAAAAAAGTATTTATTTGTGGTGGAGCGGACATTTATCGCATGTTTCTAGATAAATGTCAGCGATTTCATATAACGAGTGTTCATGCACCCGTGGCAGTAAACGAAGGCGAACAGACAACCTCGTTCGCGTATTCCATCGATACTATTATAGATAAATTCGAGGCAGGACCTTGTTCCACCGTATTAACGTCAAAAACCGGCATCAAGTATGAATTCTGGGAGTTTGCAAAAAATACTTTATAATATACAAATGCGCAAATTACCATCACATTTGGAGTGTCCAATGGACAATGTGGTTTATGTAGTGATTGAAAAAATCGCACCAGTATTTCACAAGTTCGGTGCAACTCCAAACCAAATCACAACAGTCTCAAATGCGTTTGGAATCGGAGCGGCGTATTTCATTTACACCTATCGGTTTGTGTCGGGCGCCGCGTGTTTCGCTTGTGCGTACGTATTGGATTGTTTAGACGGTTATGTTGCCCGAAAATACAATATGGTGTCAAAATTCGGGGATTTGTATGACCATGCAAGTGACGTGTTTAAAATCGTAATTACTCTGGTGGCTTTGTATTCTGTGAATTCAACCCTGTTTACCTATTTTTTCCCGATTTACGTGTTCTTGTTTTCGTTGCAACTCTTCCATTTTGGGTGTCAAGAGCGGTTTTATGGTAAACCGGAGTCGGCGTCCTTAAACTTATTGACCCCTTTATGTCCGGCCACAAATGTACAAAAATGGATGGGGTATACTAGGTATTTTGGATGCGGAACGTCCATGTCGTTTCTGATTGTCGTCATTTTGTGTTACGGACTGGTTCTGAAATCCGATGTTGATGTCGACGTCCATTCTGTGTCGCATGAGGGTCCCCGTAAAAATTGAATGTTTTTAATTTCAGATAACTTAAAGACATTCATCTATCACCAATACTCTTTGCTCTTCTCTCGTGCCTTAGAATGTCTCTCATTTTAGAACCAGATACGTATGCTCCCTCGATTGGCGCCGACGGAGAATATGTAGACCAGTTACCCCCTGCTCCGCATTTCAAGAATGGAAAACGTTGCGCTTGCTCAAGAACCGACAAAATATACTTATCGCGCGCCGCATTTAATACTCACACCAAATCGGCGACACATCAGAGATGGCTGCAGAATCTGAATGCAAATCGCGCGAATTATTTGGCCGAGTTGGAAGATGCCAAGAGACTGATAGACCAGCAGAAACGCATCATTGCTCAGCTGGAACATGAAGTGAGTGGATTGACTGTGGCGATTCAGAGTCTCAGCCGTCAACAACAACAACCCGTAGCAAAACCCGTCATTGACCTCTTGGATTTCTAAGCGCTCATAACAGCATCCCATATTCGCGTCCAGATTTCTTCATAAATGCCCACAAACAGTATATGAATACATGCAAAATCCTCTCATTCTTATTCTAACATTCATACTCATCCTTTTTTTCTATATCCACATAACCTCTCAATGGGCAACGAGCAATGACCTCGAAATCTACGAATCCGATTATGAATCGTCGAAACAATTCCAAGAAGTGTGTTCGGTTAAACAGCCGGTTATTTTCAAATTAAACCCCCACGACCCGAGTGTCGCCCCCTTTTTTGACCGGTTCCAAGCACCCTTGTTCGAGAAGTACGACAACCTCGACTTACGACTCAAAGACGCAACAGATTATTTGAAAGGCAAAGGCCATTCCGTCGATTATGTCCCCGTCAGTTTCCGCAGTACTCGCCGCCTCTTGACCACCGACACCACAGGGAAATACTTTAGCGAGAAGAACAACGATTTCTTAGAGGAGAGTGGGCTCGACCGTCTTCTCGCCATTATCGACGCCCTCCTAAAACCTCCTTTAACCGTCATTTCCAAACACGATATTATCCTGGGGTCGCCCCACGTAAAGACTCCTTTAAGATACCGGCTCGAATCGCATAATTTCTTGGCATGTACGAGAGGCAAGATTCGTGTGAAGATGTGTCCTCCCAAATACGGCCGAATCCTTCCTCTCGACAAGGACTATGAAAACTACGAATTTATCTCCGCAGTCAATCCGTGGGCTCAAGAATCGAACAATCGAGAAGACAAGGATATTCTGTCGCGCATCAAATTCCTCGATTTTGAGCTGGTTCCGGGAGATATCCTGTTTTTGCCGCCATATTGGTGGTATTCGCTGTCTTTTGGAGGCGACCCGGATACTACTATAGCTGGATTCTCCTACGACGTGGCCATGAATGTGTTGGCGCAATCCAACCATTGGCTGCTTTATTATTTGCAACAGAGCAATATAAAGACCAAACCGGCGAAAACGCTGGTTTTGTCCGAAGACGGGAACCAAAAACAAGAACAGGTTATCGAACCAGAACAAGAACACCCAACACAAAATTCCATGCCAGAGGAGCCGGCTGCTCCTCTCAAACGAGAGATTGTCACCAATGCGGGAACTTATGTGGTCGGCGGAGACCTTGATTAGGGAGAACTCCTATTGCTTCTGGTAACCGAACAATTCAAAATCTTTACCGTAAATCTCGTTGACCAAATCGAATGCTTCCCTACAGTAATATTTAGTGTAGTCTCGGGCCCCATCCAACCTCTCATATTCCGAGAAGCCGTAATCATGCAACTGTTTCGTCAATCCCTCCGTGCGAAAGACCCGCAACCCGGGTATCAATGCGCCCGTCTCGTCCGTCAAAAACTCATGCTGCGGTGTCGAATGATTGTCGTATTTTTCAGGAGGACAAGCGAGATATTGTTTTATGACTTCCAAGACACGGGCCTGGTTATCACGCGGGTCCATCAAACTATTTGCCAAGAGGTCGCTTATTAAACGATTGTAAGGATTCCTCACAATCGTTATTACTTGCATGCTCGCATCAAACGGAACCCGCAACAATGCCCGATTCAAAGAAATCGTCCGATACGTCTGGTGTTGCAACGAGATTTTACTGTAAGGCGGCTCTTTCAACAGCATATTATTCGGACTCCCATAAAGCCCCTGTGGGCTCTGGCGTTTTAAACAATCTTCCATCGATTTCCCCCCAGTTTTTGGCACATGGATAAACAGAATATTGGTTTTCGGGTAATAAGGCATTATTATTGTTATACATTTCGCATACACCTAAAGATTCACGGCAAACCGGTATGGGCGGGTTTCTCTGGTGCGCTTTACAATAATAATACAATTGGGTCCAAATGTGATGCTTCCGATTTGGTCTTGATGTTGGACTCTGGTTGTCCTTTCTCGGCCGGCGAATTCGGAGTTGACGGCGTCGGCGACGTCTTTGAATATCTCCACAATGGATTCGGGGTGTTTATATCCACATCGAACATTGTAGCCATAGAGGGTTCCATTGCGCCAATAAGACGTCTCGATGTCTTCGATGATATAAACGCCGCCTTCTTCCAGGGTGGGGAAAAGCACATTAAACGTCAAGATTTGATGAGCGGGGACATGCGAGCCGTCGTCGTTGATGAACCAGAGAGGAATATGTTGGAAATTCATTTTCAACCTCTCCAAATGGTCGACACGGCTTTGGTCGCCTTGGAATATTTTGTGTCGCACCCCCTCGTAGGTCTTGTCAATGTCCATTCCGTAGATAAAGGCATTGGGAAACAGCTCCTGCCACATATTCAACGATGCGCCTTCATTGATACCGATTTCCAAGATGGCGCCGGACTTCTCGTACAACGGTTTCAAAAAGGTCTCATAACACAGATGATATTGGTGATGCGTTATTTTGTCGGTTCCGTACTTTACACCGAGTTCTTGGATACGGTTTGATGACTCTGCCATTGTTATTGCAAGAAGACACGAAAACCCCTTTATCTACCTTCAGCTCTTATAATGTCGGACCCTGTAAAAATTGAACCGAACAATTTAAAGAACTCACCAGAGAATATTATACCATTCTCTTCTCTTTATTCAATAACTCTCTCTCTCGCTCTCTTCTCGATACTCTCTTCTCGATTCTCTTAGAAATGTCTGCCGCTCTCTCTAAACAATACCAGCGTAAAACGGACCGTGAACACATTCTCGACAATCCGGACACTTATATTGGTTCTGTGGAGCATGTAGACGCTTCCATGTACGTCTTCGACGACGCGCTTGGCAGAATCGTCCTAAAAAACATTGATTATATTCCGGGTCTCTACAAATTATTCGACGAGGGCGTGGTCAATTGCCGCGACCATGTGATTCGCATGTTGCAGAAGCAAATCGACGGAACGGGAGAGGCGAAGCTTGTGTCGCACATAGAGGTTTCCGTATCGGAAGACGGCTTAATAACCCTGATGAATGACGGCAACGGCATCGATGTGGCGAAACATCCCGAATACGATATTTGGATTCCTGAGCTCATTTTCGGCCATTTGCGCACATCGACCAATTACGACAAAGACGAGCAGAAAATCGTCGGCGGTAAGAACGGGTTCGGGTTCAAACTCGCGCTCATCTGGTCGACATATGGTTCTGTAGAGACCATCGACCACATTCGCGGACTCAAATATGTGCAGGAATTTCGCGATAATCTGACGGCCATCGGTGCGCCCGTCATAACCAAAGTCAAAACACAAAAACCTTACACCAAGGTCTCTTTTAGGCCCGATTTCGGGCGGCTCAAAATCGGCGGTCTAACCCCCGACATGTTGGCCCTCTTCAAGAAACGCGTTTATGATATCGCCGCAGTGACAGACCAGTCCAGCAAAAAAGTCAAGGTCTCACTCAACGACGTCCAGGTTCCTGTGAAGTCTTTTCAGAACTACATCGACCTTTATATCGGTCCCAAGGAAGAATCCAAACGTGTCTACGAGGCGCCCGACGAACGCTGGGAATATGCGGTGGCTCTAAGCGAGACCCACGAATTCGCCCAAGTGTCATTCGTCAATGGAATCGCGACGACTAAAGGCGGCAAGCACGTGGATTATATCATGGGTCAGATAACACGCAAATTGGTGGAGTACATCGAGAAGAAGAAAAAGGTGCGTGTGGCGGCGACGGCGATTAAGGAGCAGTTGATTCTGTTCTTGCGTTGTGATGTGGTGAATCCGGCTTTCGACAGTCAGACCAAGGATTTCATGAACACGCCTTCCAATAAATTCGGCTCTAGCTGCAACGTCTCCGACGCTTTCGTGGAGAAGGTGGCGAAAATGGGCGTCATGGATTTGGCGTGCAGTTTGACAGAAGCCAAAGAGGCGAAGATGGTGGCGAAGAAGACGGATGGCGCTAAAACCAAGACCATACGGGGCATTGCCAATTTCGTGGATGCGAATTACAGTGGAACCGAGAGGTCGAGTGAATGCGTCTTAGTGTTGTGTGAAGGGTTGTCAGCCATGTCGGGTGTTATCAGTGGTCTGTCGAGTGAAGACCGCAACACAATCGGTGTGTATCCCTTGAAGGGGAAGCTGCTCAATGTTCGCGGCGAAGCCGCGAAGAAGATTGCCGAAAACAAGGAGATAACCGACCTCAAGAAAATCTTGGGCTTGGAAAATGGCCGCGCCTACGAGACTCTCGAGGATATCCACCGGAGTCTCCGCTACAGTAAAATCATGGTGATGACGGACCAGGATTTGGATGGCAGTCATATCAAGGGGCTCTGTATTAATTTGTTCCATAGTGAATGGGCGTCGTTGACGCGGATTCCCGGGTTCATCAGTTTCATGAACACGCCGATTTTGAGAGCGACCAAGGGGCAACAGAAACTCTTGTTTTATAACCAGGGTGAATACGATGCTTGGCGCGAGTCTTCTGAATACGCCGGCGGCCGAGGTTGGACGACGAAATATTTCAAGGGTCTCGGGACATCGACTTCCGCCGAATTCAAGGAGTATTTCGCCCACAAGAAAATCGTGGATTTCACCCACGACCTCGAGAAATCGGACGACGCGATTGACATGGTCTTCAACAAGAAACGGCCGGATGACCGCAAGACCTGGTTGGAAAACTATAGAAAGGACGCATTCTTGGACACGAGCAGACCGGCAGTATCCTACGACGAGTTCATCAACAATGAGATGATTCATTTCAGCACCTATGATTGCGCCCGGTCGATTCCCAATGTGGTCGACGGCTTGAAGACCTCGCTCAGGAAAATCTTGTATTGCGCCTTCAAGCGCCCCTTAACAGCCGAACTCAAAGTCGCGCAATTCTCGGGATATGTGTCGGAACACAGCTCATACCATCACGGCGAGGCGTCTCTCAATGCGGCGATTGTGGCGATGGCGCAGAATTTCGTCGGTTCCAACAATATTAGTCTGTTGATGCCCAATGGTCAGTTCGGAACCAGACTTCAAGGCGGCGACGACAGTGCATCGGAGAGATACATCTTCACACTATTAAATCCACTAGCTCGCGCCTTGTTCCCCGATTTAGACGATGCGATTCTGAACTACTTGGACGACGATGGCTCCATCGTGGAACCGGAATACTATGTTCCGGTCATCCCCTTCGCTTTGATAAATGGCGTGTCGGGTATCGGAACGGGATTCTCGTGCAGCATCCAGCCTTACAATCCTCTCGTATTAACCGATTACTTGAGGCGCAGTATCATGGGCGAAGAATGCATCGACACCAAATTCGTTCCTTATTATGAGGGGTTCAAGGGCTATGTGGAGAAAGTGTCCTATGCCGACAACAAATTCCAGATTCACGGGGTTTATGAGCGCATCGACGACGACAAGATTCGCATAACGGAACTGCCGATTGGAACTTGGACAATGCCTTACATCACATTCTTGGAGGGCTTGGTTGACGGCGGAGTAGACAAAGCCGGCAAGAAAATCGCCCCCGTCCTCAAAGACTTCAAATCGAATAGTACGGAAGTGGCTGTCGACATAACCGTCCAGTTTCCGAAAGGCGTCTTGGCCACAATGAGCCAGGATGCCATTGAGAAGACATTGAAACTGACCACGACCGTGTCCACGAGCAACATGCACATGTTCAATGCGGAATGCAAACTCCACAAATACGAAAATGTGGTGGAAATCATCGACGAGTTCTACACTATCCGATTGCAGACATATGCGAAACGGAAGGCGAGCCTTGTCCAAGTCATGCAACAGAAACTGGTCAAGTTGTCCAATCGCGCCAAATATATTGTGGAGACATTGGAAGGCGTGGTCGATTTGCGCAGGAAGACCAACGAGGCTGTCGTCGCATTGTTGGAGTCGCGCGGATTCACTCGCATTGACGGCGATTTCAAATATCTGACGAAAATGCCGATGGACTCGGTTTCACAAGAAAACGTCGAAGCCATTCTGAAAGACCAGTCGCAGACCGAGTCGGACCTGGTACAATTGGAAGCCACCACCTGCGAACAAATGTGGCTGAAAGAACTCGACCATTTCGAGGCGGAATACACAAAATACAAAGCGCAGAGAGAGGCGATTCAAGCGGCGGAACCCGCCGCCCCCAAGAAATCCACAAAAAAATCCGCAAAAAAATAAAGCGTTTGAACTTCGTGTAGTGTAGTGTTGTGATGTTGTAAATAAAACTCGACCGCATAAATGCAGTGTAGATATTTAACACTGCATGTATTTAGGAATACATGGTAATATGTTCGCGGCAATCTTTTTATTGTGTTGTTTTGCGGCGGTTATTTTGTGGAATGCGACGTCTTCTTTAAGTCGCCTTACAAGATTGAATTTGTCGAAAGACGGTATTGAATTGAAGCGGGGCATTATTTCGGAAGAACAAAGACGTCGATGGAAAGGATATGTTCGAAACAAGCAATACAAGCGGCTTAAAGGAGAAATGCACGTTCATCCCGGGTTGAACCGGATTGTCGCGTCATTGGGGAAAAACTACGTTTTCCAGGATTATATTTGGGTGATTGAAAAGTCCGCAGTACATACATGTCATCGAGACAACAATGGAACTTTTTTTAATCCGGGCCAGCAACACCCGTCTTACACAATGCTTGTTTATTTAGAAAAGATGGAAAAGTGTCTGGGAGTTATTCCACAGAGCCATTTGTCAAAATACGCTCATGCCGCATCTTTCACAAATCAGGTCAAAGATATAGTGTGTTCCGAGGGCGACGTCATTGTGTTTAATGCGAATTTGATACACACCGGTGCGTTCAATGAAAGGGATGATAATTTGCGCGTGCAGATGAAAATATCACATCGAGATGATTTAGGCGTGTTGAGTTATTATCAAGATTTCAATAAGGTGTTGAATAAAGAAAATACGAATCCGAAATGGGTGCGAAAAATACAACACGGACTTTCGTGTAGATTCCCAATTGTGTCGGATATGACACAGCGCGAAAATATCAAGTCTGCGAGAGGGACGGACGAGGGAGCAACAATATCCATGGGACAGAAGCTGTTTTCGTATGTTTTTTATGGGAGAAGCGATTTTTACAATTTGCCAAATGCATTTTGATATTCTCTCGAATCGAAATTAGATGATTGCGGGAGGGGTGTCCATTCAACGAATGGTCGGAATCCGAGTTGTTTATAAACCCGGTCGCTCGCCTTGGGGATTTCGAGAGGCATAGCCATGGTCGAGGAATCGACCAAATAACGAAAGTAGCTGACGGCCTCACTATACACATTGGGAACGGCATAATCGAGAACCAATTGATTTAGACGTTCCACTTGCTCCTTTATATTGGTCGGGTAATGTTCAGCGTATTCAAGATAGATGCCGCGCATGATGATTTTCAGGGCATCCACATTCTGATTAGGGACGTTAATTTTCTGTTGCGACATCCTGTGGACATTTGCCCGGATGGCATTTTGAATAATTTGCATGTTTTCGGCGGAGAAAAAGACTTGAGCCAGGACGTTCCATTCGAGCGTTCCATTTAGCGCATCGTGATATTGAGAGGCTTTGTTCCGCGAATTGATGCGTTCATGCATTTTGAACATGGCATTGGGGTCTTCAAGTATGGCAATGTCTACAAGACCATTCTGTTTCTGGCCTTCGAGAAGACGCGCAACAGTTGTATTGGTTCCTTGACTTTGAAATGGTGTCCAATTACTATTACTTATACTGAATGAGTCGCTAAACCAATTCATGTAATCTTGAATATAACTTGAGTCGAGAATTTCTAGCGAAGCACCTGGGAAACCACGATAAAGAGGAAAAGAATGGTCAATATATATATAATTATTCGAAAATGGAACCATTTTATTTATACGTAACAATCGGAGCGCTCATACTTCTCACTATTGCCCTGATTGTCGTTGGAGTTGCGCTGACAAAACTAAATAGCTATTCAGTGTTTCCTCCCACCCAAAGTGCGTGTCCGGACTATTGGGACGTGAGCTCTAACCCGAATTATTGTGGCGTGCCGCTTAATTCAACCGGGAGAAACGCGGGAAGAATTGCACGCATCGGGGCTGATGGTGCACGGAGCGTGAATACCGGAAGCGCCATCAATATCGGCATGTGCAATAACGCCGGAAAGTTTGGTTGCAATGCCAGCCCCTATCTTGTGAATAGCGGCGCGAACACTGGAACGTGGCAATATTTGCATTTAGGCTCCGATAATTCAAAATGGAATTCAAAAGACGGATTATATCCCGGGAAAACGAAATTGTGCGCTCAAAGTGCTTGGGCGAAAACAATGGACATCACTTGGGACGGAGTTAGCAATTACAATGGCTGCTGAAGCTTATGCAATGGCTACTGAAGCTTATGCAATGGCTGCTGAAGCTTATGCAATGGCTGCTGAACAGCTGCTAGATATTTTTATCCACAAACAAAAATGATGTGTTTCAATCAACACATCATTCAACTCTTATTCTTCCTCTCGAGTCCAAGGAATGAGACCACCCCCTTCTTGTTCTTCCTCTTCCTCGTCCTCGTCGTCTAGTTCTAGTGCGTCTGGTTCTTTCTGAGCGGGTTTCCCGGTAAGCCCCACCGAAAAAGAAAGCACTCTAGGGACTTCTCCATGCAACGTCTCCAATTGACGCAAAGACGCCGCGCTCTGGTTCAACACTCTGATTTTGTTCTTCGGGTCGCCGCCGGGTGGAACCTCCATCTCCATAACACTATACCTCAGCATGCGCAAGTTGTGTATTTCCGGCATGTATTCCCGCGCATAAATATCCATCGCCAAATGCAGAGCGTCTTTGGATTCGGATTCTTTATATTCGTCCAAGTGCATATTCATGGCCGATTTCAATTCGGCAATCCGTGCGAGTTTGCCCTTAATCAATTCTTTTTTGTGGGAATTGAACCGTTTGTCCTCTCGCATATCCAAATCGGTTTTGTGCAAAAAGGATAACAAATTGTATTCTTCAATCAAATCCTTAAATTTAGCGACAGTTTCTTCCTCCGACGAGTAATTGAACAACACATCCATCTTCTGTTTGATGATGCGTTCTTTGACGTCGAGAAGTGATTCCCGCGTGGTCTGTGAAAACGCATCGTCGCTCTCAAACTGGCCCCTGAAAATCTCGATTTTTAAGCCACATGGCTCTCTCGCATCCCCGCAATAAGCAATCAAGCGGTCTTCCTTGATTTTGAATACGCTGCTTACCGGGCGCTTGCAAGAGACGCATTTAGGTTTAGCGGCGACTACCCTCTTTTGAGCCTGCTTTAAGCCCAGTCCGCGCATAATAGCGTGGTCTCGTACCCGTTCGCGCAACGCTCTCGCACCATTTTCATATTTCGTCTTCAATGCAAAATATTTGTGTAGAGCCTCCACGAATTCTAACTCCGTTCCTCTCGCGCGTTTGCCGTCTTCGGTGCTTGCGTTGGACGGCATGAATGCGTAATCCAAGATGACGAGAGGATTCCCCTCCTCCACACGCAAATCTACCATGGACGCCGGTATGTTTTCAATGCGGAGAGTGCGATTGTTGCGGCAATGCAGAATACGCAAATTGGGGAGGCCGTCTAAATCCAGCCGGCCGATTTGATTGTTGTCCACATAGAGTTCTTCCAACGATTCTGGTAGGTCGGTCAAATTCTTCAATCGATTGTTGTTTAGACTCAACACTTTCAATTTAGGGAGGTTCGACACGTCGATTTGTTCGAAATAATTGCCGTTTAAATAGAGTTTTTGTAATCCTCTCGGAAGTCCTTTGATTTCGGTCAAGAGTTGGTTGTCGATTTGCAGCCGTTCGACGGTGGGCGGCACTCCGTAGATTTCTGTTATGTTGCTCGGTTCTCGGTTGACAATGCTGACGACGTTGAGAGGACGCAATGCCGACAAATTGACTTCTCCGTAAAGACCGTTCTTTAGAATGGGGAAAGCGAACTCGGTTTCTCTCGAACTCGCCCCCAGACGTCGGATTCTTTGGTCGATTTCATTTTGTGCAGTGTTTGCCTCGTTTGCTAAATTACGTCTGGCCAATATTGCATCCATTTGATTCAACACGATATATAATTAGACGAGAATGACCCAAGTATCTCCTCTGTCGGTCGGAGATACTTAGGTCATCCTCGTCTAATGACCCCCTCACCCCTGTCATGTAGAATGCGATACCGGAAGGCCCGTTATTTCGGAACCAGGTGCCACTCTACCCGTCTCTTTCATTTTCTGATTCTGCTCTTGGAAATATCGGATTTTCGAGAGGACGTATTCTTGGTCTTTCATCAGTTTGTAATTCGCCTCTGCTTGAGTAGGGCGGTTGGTATAGCGGTAATACAGAAAAGCGCCGAACACAAAAGAAAACACCAAGAATGTTCCGGTATTCCAAAGAATGCGATGAAACTTGACACGAATTTGGTGTGATTTTTTCAAGGCGCCGTCTAAAAAGTATTTTGCGGGTTCGTCAATGAGTCGTGGGACCTCAAATTCGCTCATTTCTTATACATTTTGCACATGAGATTCATTCGGAGAGAATCCGAATGAATCACATTTATTCAAAAAAACAACAGATAACTCAATACGGCCAAATAACAGAGAATCGAGAGGAGGATGGCAACCAGCCAAATCGGGACAACGGTCTTCTGTTTGTATCCCACGCCGAATTGCCGGAACCCGCCGTCTTTCGTATAAAGCAATGCCGGTTTTACTTGATGCAGGATGGCCATTATCGCCACAAACATTACGACCGCTATCGACGTCTTGTTCACGCGCACAAAATTTTTGTTCAAAAACGCGAGTTTCATGACTTTGATTTGATTTACTTGTTATATAATTAGTATTCATCGTAATCCCCTCTCTCGGCATCCTCTTCATAATAAACGCCATCGGTGTAATCCTCGTTCAGATTCTCCCATCCATCGCCGCCATCATAATCCGCGGACTGTTGTGCCTGCTCCTCTCTCGCTAAATCATCCACGTCTAGGCCGCCTTCGGGTTCGGGCATTCCTGTAGCGTCTTGTCCCTGGTGCCATTGTTCGATTTCCTTGTCATAGACCCCCTTGTCATACTGATAAAGACCCTTCTGCATACCTACATTCCATCTGCCGATTTTGTGGCTCCTTAGTGCTTGCTCCACACGCCGTTCATCCCGGGAAAGACCCGCTAAATAATCCGTGATTCCCTTCTTATCCTTGTATTTGAGTCCCATCGTCCTCTCCATGATTTCCGCATAACTGTAATTCATCGACTCCTTTGTTTGACGTTCGCGGTCAATCATTGCCATCATGAACCTGCCGGCCAGCTTCTTCAATTCCGCCGCGTCGCTCTCTACAATCCTCATTTGTCGAATTTGTGTTGCCGCTCCGTAATCCTCGTCTAAGTCCTCTTCGAAGCCTCTCGGCGACTCTAATTCCTCCTCATCTTTAACGCGAGAAGTCCGGATTTCTTCCGCCCGCATCTGGATGAAATCGCGGTCATTGGCGACTACAACATATTCGTGTAGAACCGACAACAGACAATATTCCTGTAGAAATCGGACCGTTTCATCGCTGTAAAGAGACCAGTATTCGACCCCGTCTTTCATGATAGGTGCAAACACCGGAACTTGTTCCAAGAAAAGCGCCAAATCCGCAACAGAAGAAATAACGGTCTTTAAATACTTTTGGAAGGTTCCATCTTTCGATTCTTCATATAAGGCGGCGATGGTGCGGAAAAAGGCTTCCGTCTCTTTTTCCAGGTAGATTCGGTGAGCCGGCGAGAAGTTCCAGTGGTTGGGCATTTCCGTCTGGAATGTTCCTGTGCGGAGTTTGTTCGGATACACTTTCGACAAATTCAACACTATATTCTCGACTTCTTTTGCCCCCGATTTGCGGTCGCTCAGATTCCATTCCGTGACGTTTTTCAAGAAGTGTTCGGTTTTAGATGCTTGGGACGCACTTAGATTGGCGTGGGTGGTCAAAAAAGTCAGAATCTCCTCTCGCATTTTGTCTGTGGCTCGTTGAAGATAGCGGTTGAGTTTCCGGATGGAGGCGCGTTCTTCGTGGAGTGCCACTTTCGGGTCGTATTCTTCCAAGGTGGCGCGCAACAATTCGCGCAGTTTCTGCTCTACCAGGGTCGAATTCGTCTCTTCGAAATAATCGAGCATGTCTTTGATTCCGCCCAGTGCGTCGATGGTCTTGTCGGGTTTTCGCAACACAAGATTCCGGTTGTTGACGATTCGCATCAAGGAATGGAACTCGTTTATGCCATAGGAATGTCCGTGCCGTTTCAAATAGGTTATTTTGTCGTCGAGCGAAGCGAACCGGTTGTATTCTGGCTTCTTTGATGCGAAAGACGAGAGGTCGGAAGGTATAGGCGCATCATTGTCGAAATTGCAATAATGGATGAATGTCTCGTAGACAACACGTGATATAATGGTGTCGGGTACGGCGGCGCCGACCAAACGCGAGGATTTGGGGTCGAACAATGTCTTCGCTTTCGAGAGGCGTTTGATTTGTGTCATAACGTCGTCCACTTTAACGTTCTTCTTGAGAAGTTGTTCTAATTCAGGGCGTTCTTTCTGGAAATAGGCGATGGGTGTCAAATGGGCGCCGCCTTCATTGCAGCAGGCGTTTTCGAGGAATGCGGCGCCGGCACTCGTGGTCAAAAGCGCCTGTTTTTTCCGGACAACATGGTCAATCGCATCGTACACTGCATATCCGTGCTTAAGAGCTTTGCCCTTTAGCGAGCCAATCATCTTGAATTGTTCGGCGGAACCTTGCATGACGGCGCGGAACAACTCCTTCTCGAATTCTTCTGTTATGCCGGTCGCTGCGCGACCGTCCAAGGAAAACGCGATAAGCGGCGGCTGGAAAAGCGTCCATTTTAGAACGGACACTTCTTCCGGAACCGTCTCCTCTGGATAATTGACCAAATAATCGCGTTTTATCTTGTACAAATGGGCGACGTCCTTCCTGGGATACACATACTCCTTCATGACCATCTTCAGACGTTTCAAGAGGATTTCTAGACCGAGAGGTTCAATGGAAGCCCACGGTTGAGAGGACCCGCGTTTGGATTTGTCGAGGACACAGGCCACATATCGCAATCCCGGCGAATTATCTGTGTTGCCTTCATCGAGAGGAAACCCGCCAAACGATTTGACACAACCGGGAAACGTCTTCTTCGTCTTAAAAGTCGGGATGAGTGTTTGCATGGCGGCGAAAGTGGCACATCCGACAATAATAATGAGAAGCTGATTGAAATACGTTTTGTATGGCATGGCCGAGGTCTTCTTTGTCTGTTGTTTCGCCCTCTCCGCTTGCAATTCATTGTAGGCCGTTTCATTTTGCACGACGGTTTCATCGCGCAACATTTCGAGGGAGACGCGCAACACAAATTCCTCAATACTCGATTCCGCCGCCTCTTTCTGAATGCCCATATTCTCGCTCAATGTCTTGAACACATTATAGACTGATTGTGTCGTCGGGTCTTCGAATACGCGGTCCTTCTTATTGAGCGCGTTCAAGACCATGGTCCCAATATCCGTTTCTTCCACCACGGCATTGCTAGACACCTTGAATCCCGCCTCGTCGAACCCTTCTTCCGAGCTAAATTCGATTTGGCGCAACACATATCCTGTGTATTTGTCGACAATGGAATCGCCGTCGTCGCTCATTTGGCCACATTCCCTTATAACCCGGTCGAGTTCCTGTTGATATTGGTCAAATGCGAATGCCATGGCCAACCGGTGAATCGACTGTGGGAACAAGCGCGTATTCGTGTCTTTGCAATAGAGCCAGTGTTCATCGTCCTGCTGATTCTGCATCGGCGCTCTACAGAATTTATCGACGAAGACGCAAATCATGCCTTGTTTCGCCACGAAATCCGGCCATCCTAAAACGCGTTCCCTCAGTTCAACATGAGGGCTTTGTGCGACGAGTTCGGTGGACGACGCGGTTTTACCGATTTCATAACTCCGGTAATTTTGCCGGTAGAGACGCATATCATCAATGACCTTGCCGCGCCGATTCTGCACACGCATCTGCGACAATTTCGCACGGAGTTCTTTCGCCACTTCTTCGAATGACCTGGCGACGCGGTCCTCGAATTCTTCCATCATGCGGGCGCGTTTTGAGAGACGCATTTGAAGTGCCGCCATTTCGCCCGGAACGCATTGTGCCACGTCGGTCAGTTTGTTGCAGGATTCCGATAATTCACAGAATAATGTGTTGGAATCGATGAATGCGTCCATGGAAATCGTCTTGTCGAGTTCCCAGACGTCGCCTTTTGCCCTTTTATAGAATTCCATAAATTTGCGTGTGTCGGCCTCCTTTTCCACCTCTCGCTTCTCGGCGTCTTCCAAGTCCGTCTCTTTCAATTTGTCGACAAGCGTCGGCCGGATTTCCAAGATGGCGTATTCTCCCAAGGTGATGCGCTTCTTTTTCAAGAGGATGGTGTTCGCCAGCGTCGGCGCCAAATGGGGAGGGCAATCGTGTTTCTGGATAAGAGTCTCTACAAAAAATTCGCGGAATTCTTCGTCGTTGCCGAACCGCTTCTTCTCGTCTTTGTATTTGTCCGCCAAGAAATAAGGCGTGTCGTCGTATTCCTTGTCGTAGAAAACGTCCTTCGTATTGTCGTCTTTTCTTAGTGCGGTCACCGAATGGTATTTTTTCGTCAAGAAGCGTTTGCCGCATTTCGACTTAATAATCGTGTTCGTGGTTTCGCTGCTAATCGTGGGCGGTTTCATGATGCCGATGACGGATTCGGGGATGGTCAAGAATTCCATCAGGTAGAGATTCAAGAGCGATGCATAGGCCGCCGTCCCATCCGTCACAATGAGATTCTGTAGAGTCTCCGATGAATGGATATTCAGTTCTTGTTTTTGGTCTTGTTCTTGTTTTGTCGAGAGGAAGGGATAGGAACTCAACATGACTTGTTGAAAATCCGCCTTTTCTTTCAACATGGTTTGTATGCGATTGATGGGTGTGGCGCTAACTAGACCTCTCAACGCTTCGTATTCTTTTCGTTTGGCGACGAATGCGGCTTTGTACGTCTTGATTTTTTCCTTGACATAAAACTTGACGTCTTTCCATTGTTTGAAGGTGACGTTCTCTTGTTCGATTAAAAAGGGTTCCAAGGTGGCGATAATGTCGGCTTGGGTGTAAAGATGGGTTAGGGACGGTTTCATCCAATAGAGCAGATTGCGCGTTCTGGGTATAATCGCGTCTAAGAACCGGCGAAAGACCTTTTCGCTTTCCTCCGAATTCGAGGCGTCGTCGGCATTGATGGTGTAATGCACGGGTCTGGATGATAGGAACTGGTCATTCGTCTCATTTGAGGAACACACATTGTTATTCGCGAAATTGACACAGGTGTTCTCGTAGGAGATTTCCTCGTCCAAATTTTCGACCTCTCGTTTGGCAATGGTGGTTCTCCGTTTCAAGAAGCGGAATTTGTAGACGGGTATTTCGGCCAATTTCGATTTCAAATACAAGTTCGCACTGGGAGACCGGGAATGCGACTGTAGTAAAACCGCGCGGGGCATCATGAGTACAGACCTCACATTGACTTTATCCGGAACGCCAACAGGAGTCCGATGATAAATGCGGCGTCGACTGTTCTCATCGAGAATCATACGGTTCGATGCAACAGTATATCTTCTCGTTGTCAGTCGATGGACACTTGTTTCATGAGAGGACCCCTGATTCGCAACAGAAGAATCCATTCCATAATTCTCGTCGTTGCTCACAATACATTCGATGTCGGTCTTGACCTCTCGGTTTTTCAAAAAGGCCGCGGATTCCGGCTCCGCCGGGGCGGCCGTTAATGTGGAGTCGACGATTCGCGCTACGGCATCATATTGATTGCCTTCGATTCCGAGCGGCCGTTTTTCGCGGAAATAGCGGTTGACGGGGGCCAAACGAGCGACGAGGTCGGACATTTCGGTTTCGATGTGAGAGGCGGCGCCATTGTACGAGTCCTCGTGTTTTTCATCGGTGATGGAAATCAATTCATTGCGTTCATATACCACCGGAACTATCCACGGGATTTCTTTGTCGAATGCAACAATGTGGTCAATGAGTGGTTTTTGCATGACGTCGGTTCGCTTCGGCCTAAGAACATCGCCATTATCATCGAATGTGGAGAAGAGACGTCGGAGTTCTTTAAATCGGCCGACGAATTTGTGTATATCCTTCATGGCGGCGGGCGTGCGCTGGTCCGCCGGCAACCGCGACACCAATTCCCCGAGCAAATCGGCCACTTGCATTTCTTCGCTATATCTCCTCTCGCTTTCTGGAACGGCAATGGCGACATTGAGCGATTCGAGTTCTTCGTCGTCATCTTCGTCGGCGTCCTCTGGTTCCGCCAAAAATTCTTCGATGACTTCTTCTGGACTCGGGTTCGCAGCTGCACCTTCGGGAACATTGACGGTCAATAGTCCAGTCGTCTCGTCGAATTCAGCCGTCGCCTCTTGTTCCACATCGAATTCATCCTGTTGAGAAGCCAGGGCCCTTAGAGATGTCTGTAGAGCCTTGGGACGTTCGCGCAACACAATCTTCTCGATGGGCAAATCCTCCGGTATTCCTTGGTAGGCGAAATCGACGTAGATGACGCGCATACCGGGATACGTCGTTATTTCAATCATGTCTTCTTCTAAATTGGTTATTTCTCCCGAGATGACGACGGGCATGTCGCCGCCGAAATGGACGTCTATCCATTGAGGAGGTTCGAGTTTGTGTTGCCGGGCGTATCCGGCGAAAGGACTCCGGCTCAACAGGTCAATCGAGGCAATCGATTCATCGGCCACATAGCCATCGACCCGGAGTTTCAACAGCTGGTGATTGGATGTGTTGAGAAGTTTGAGTTTTTGGTTGTCGATATAAAATACATAATAAGTCTGTTTGTGTATGGCGCCGTTTGTAGGGGCGTTGATTTGAATGACATCGCCCAATTCGAGTGTTTGGACCTCAATGTTTTCTTTAGATGGCGCTACAGAATTATCATCTTGTTCCTGCTGTGAGTCATTCATTATTTGATTTGTGTAAAAAATTGAACGTGTTAACTTATAAAATAGTCTTATATTATCTTCCAATTATTTGACTTGTTGAGTACTAAACGAACTCTAATAAAGACATCTCTTTAATACCGTCATTATCTTCTCTCTCTCTCGATTTTAAAAATGCAAGTCGACCTCTGTATTCCTCAAAGCTCTACTGCCGACGCCGTTGTTCGCGCGGTCGACCGTACCTATCGCAGCACTGACTACAGAATAACTGCATATGACCGCGGTTATTCGCTGATAACAGACGCCGCTTATTCGCGCGTATTCGCCTACATTCCTCCCCGGCAAACACAGGTAAAGGCGGATTTCGTCGCGAATTTCGAGGAAGGCGACGATGTCGAAGTCGTTCCCACCATCGAAGGAACGCTGGTCGGAATCTTCTGGAACCCCGACATCGAGAGATGGGAGGTCTGTACCCGCAATGGTGTCGGGGGTGAGTATTCTTTCGCGCGCCCCACTGAAAAAGGTGAGACGGCCATCACATTCCGCGAAATGGTGTTGGAATCTTTGCGCATCCAAATGGCGGTCGGAGGACAAGCGCGCGCGGAAGACATTGCCGAGCTAGACGACGCTTTCATTCTGGAGGCGCTTTCAAAAAAATGTTGCTACACATGCATTCTGCAGCATCCGGCGAACCATCTCGTTTACCCGCCGACCCCTTTCGTCGCATTCCTCAAACTGGTAGGTATTTATGAAATTGAGCAGCCTGAAGAAGGCGAAGGCGTAGGAAAAGCGATAATAAATGAGGTTCCGAAAGAATCGGTTCGGTGGAATTTCGCTTATACCGTGTTTGACCGCAACGACGAGGACGCGACCGCCCTGAATTCGGCCGTTGAGCTGGAGGAGTTCCAAAAAGAGCGGTTCGAAGAGTTCGAGCGTGCAAAAGAGGCCGGGCTGGACATTTGTAGTAGCGATTTGTCGGATACGGAATCGGTTTACCATCCACCCGCATGGATTATGACCAATCGGAGAACCGGCCACACATGCGAAATTGTGAATCCGTTCTACGAAGCGGCAAAGGAGAAGCGCAACATGCAGCCGAACATGCGATTCCTCTACCTGGATTTACTGAAAAAAGGCGAGGTGGAGTCGTACTTGGCGGCGTTCAGTTGCTACAAACGGCTGTTTTCCGAATTCGCAGAGGAATACGCCGCATTTGCACAAAGTATCTACGAAGTCTATGTCAATTACTACATCTTGAAACAGCGCGGAACCCAATATCCGAAGAAATTCTTCGTCCACGCCGCCAGACTACATCACAACGTGTATTTGCCATCGCTCGGCTTGCATTCACGCAAGAAAATAACCATCCCGGTCGTGAATACCTACCTCTCCGAATTGAGCGCCACAAAACTATTCCACTACCTGACACTCGATGCATAAACCCCTTGTTCATAAATAAAACCTGAAACCCCGATAAAAACGATAAAACCCGGATAAAAAACAATAAAAACTGTGCGTATTTTTATTGTTTTATGCGCTCAACGCGGCATAAGCTTCTGATAATTTACTCAAATTTTTAATGTGTTTCGCCGAATGGGCTTTGTTCACAGCATCCATGTTTTGAATCGGCTGTCGCACATTGTCTATCATGGCCAATACTTTCGACAAATTCGCGATTTGATTCGATTGCAATTCAACAGAATAATCCTTTTCCGCGAAAAAAGAGATATCGCCGGTGTCTATTTGCGTTTTGTAGGGAACGTAGACATTGGAATACCAGACTTTGATTATGCTGGTGGGATTGAAACTTTTGAATGTTTCGAATGTGCTTTTTGCAGTTAAAATTTCAGGGTTGGTTGGATAAATCCGCAACAAATCATCGAAGAAATCGAAGAATTGCTTGTTGAATGCGCGCAACACAATTGTTTTGTCGGATTCCATTTTGTATAGTATATTGGATATTCGCTTTATGTCGATGATAACGTGTGTTTTTATTGGCGACGCGTGTTTCTTGAAGCTCTTCGCTTGGGCAGTTTCTTGTTCGTCTTGCGATTTCCGCCAGTTCTCGATTCCGTTTCGCGAACGCCAGTTTCTGTATGGGTCTGAAAATCCTGTATGTTTTTGTCCGCCAAGTTATCCAACATTTTTACTGCCTTGTTGTATCGCTTCCAACTCTTGAGGTTCGCAATTTCCTCCCGTTCAACGGCGTCGGGTTGTGTTCTAGAATTTCGGGTAAAACTGCGGCTTCTTGGTATAGTGAATTGATTTACGCGGATTTCAGAATGTCTCAATTCTTCTTCAATCATGGGTTTGATTTCACGTTTCAATTCCACGGTGCTAGTTGCCTCATTAATTCGGTGTAATAAATATTGAATGTAGTCTCGTTGTTCCTTTGGCATTCTTTCCATGCCATTCTGAAGTGTACGCAATGAAGGTCCCGACA